GTTTTGAATACCTAACAAAAGAGGGGATTGATACTTTATTTATTAATGGAGACTTTGTTGACTTTTATCAATTAAGCGACTTCCAGAAAGACCCAAGAATGAGAAAGTTTGATGAGGAATACGAGTCTATTCTTGAGATGCTGGGTTACATTAGAAAAGTATTCCCTGATATTGTTATTTATTACAACCTTGATGCTAATCACGAAGCAAGATACCAAAGATATATGAGGACAAAAGCACCTGAATTATTAGGAATAGATTTGTTTGAAATAGAGGATATTTTTAGGCTTAATGCGTTTGGAATAAAAGCAATTAAAGACATAGACCATATTAAGTTTGGGCATTTACCGATAATACACGGAGATACAACATTCAAAAGGGGTTCAGGGGTAAGCCCAGCTAAAACTTTATTTGATAGGGTTAAGCAATCAGCCATTGCTTCGCATTGCCATCGTACAAGCGAATTTACGACCAAGAATCAGTTTGATGGGGAAATATTTACTACATACACGACGGGTCATTTAATGCACCCTAATGTTGAATACTGCAAACATGTAGATTCTTATAATCAGGGTTTCGCAGTTCTTGAAAAGGAAACTAGCGGAGAATATCGTGTTCGTAATCATAGAATAATTAAAAACAAAGTATTTTAAAATGCGTATGCCTAAAAATTGGAATCGTTTATCCCTATCCGAACAAGAAAGCTGGTTAGTAAAAAAGTATCAGGAAATGTTAACCGAAGTTGATTCTGTGACAAAGATGTTGGCTAAAATACGAGGTGGGCAAATAATTAAGATAGCGGATGAAATATCAAGACCAGATGAAGCAATATTAAAAGCGTGAGAATTAAAATCATATACAAGAAACTCGGAAGGGAGCAGGCACACGGCATAGCTGAAAGCGATGGCAATATTTATCTTGACCCAAGACTAAAGGGCAAAAAACATCTTGAAATTTGTGTACATGAAGTTTTGCATTTGCTTAATCCAAACGATAGTGAATTAGCTATCATTAAAAAATCAATAACTTTGACCAAAGTCCTTTGGAAAGAAGGATATCGTAGAGTTGATGATAGTAACGATGAGCCGTTACAGGATGGTTCAATTTAGGTTGTTTGGTTTGTGATTCATAGTTTGGTCCCCTAGTGTAAAAAGCTAGGGGTTTTTTATGTATATTTGTTACTCATAGATATACTAATGGTCGGAGGTTCGTTTCTACGATGCCTCCTTTTTTTTGCCTTAAAGTTTACCAATAGAAAATATTTACATAACTTATTGATTTTCAAATACATAGCATTTTAACACTATTTTAACTAAAATAATTTAAATAATTTTTGGTTAGTATTGTAATCTTTATGTATCTTTGTGTAACAAAACCAAATATCTATGAAACCTGTATTAATCTATGACAACAACTTTTACCCTTACAATGGGCAGTTTATTGCAGTCGGTGGCGACAATATCTACCTTGACTATGAGATTGATGGAACACGATTTTTCCTAGTGAAATTTCGCACCATTGACCTTGCAAACAATCAAATCATTTTATCAATCGTAAAACTTTAATTATGTCCGAACAACAAAACCGAAAATTTCAAGCAATTGTTATTTTAATCTTTGCATTCCTTATGTGTGCTTATTTACAAAACATTTAAACCAAACAAATGAAAACAGCAATGCAAGAATTATTAAGTGAAATGTCGCATCCAAATTGGGATAGATTATCTTTTGATGCTAGATATGAAATGTTTGATAAATTACTTGAAAAAGAAAAAGAGCAAATAATAGATGCACATTTAAACGGACAATCAGACCATCATTTTAGTTTAGAATCAAGAATGGCGGAGGCAGAACAACATTACAAGGAAAAATATAATCAAAACAAATAAAATATGAAAGTAGAAAAAAAAGAGGTCGTCTGCATTAGACTACCCGAAACCATTAAAAAGAAAGTGGATGCTGAAGCAAAGAAAATGTATTTAGCTCCTAGTAAGCTGGTATCAATTATTGTTCAAAAATACTACGAAAAACTATAAACTATGAAACTAGACTATCAAGGCAGACAACTTAAACTACACCAAAGGGCAACCTGTTTACTTGAATTACTAAAGAAGGCACAATCCGAACAAGCAAGACAGGAGGGGTTATTAGCAGAATGGAGGGCAGCTGGTAACTATGATAACATTAGGTTATTTACTCACGAAAACAATTATTTAATAAGATTAGCGGAGTTAAATGATATACAAAAGAGAATCCTAAAGTCTTATTATTGGTTGGTTGTTGAACTGTACGACATAACCGAGAATTTTATGTTACCTGTAAACCGAATACAATGACACCAAAAGAAAAAGCAAAATCATTAGTTAGTAAATATTACAATTTTGTGTATTTAGAATTAGATTATGAACAAGCCAAACAATGTGCCATAATAGCAGTAGATGAGATATTAAAATTAGATAATCCTAACACCTATAACTATTTAACTGAAAATAAAGAACATTTAATAGTGCAATTTGCTGATAGTTATTGGCAAGAAGTAAAACAAGAAATAGAAAAACTATGAGTTACATAGACAACACCAAAGGCAATATGATGAAGGAAATATACATCTTGGAATTAGAAAACGAGATGTTAAGGAAACAAATTACCAAACTTAAAATTGAATTAAATGAATTACTGGATAGTGCCAAGCGTACTGAAACAAAGAATGAGCAAGAGCGAGAAGGAACAATTGGCTAAAGATATATTAAGCACAGTAAGCAATTACTATGGGGTATCAATAGAAGATATCAAAGGGAAGTGCAGAAAGCGTAAAATAGTCAAACCTAGACAAGTAATAATGTTCCTTTTAAGAACAAAGGCAAGGATGGTATTAAGCGACATTGGGGATGTATTGAATAGAGACCATACAACTGTTATTCATTCAATTACTTGCATTCAAAACGACATTACCCACCCTTACGATGATTCCCTAGAAAAAGACCTTATTAACATAAATATTTTACTTTAATTTGGTTTATTAACAAATAAAGTATTAATTTCACATCCTAAACCATTAGTTATGAACAATCAAGTAGAAAAACAATCAAACAAAATCCTTTACACAAAGGAGCAAATTGAGTTAATCAGGTCGCAAATTGCACCTGAAGCAACCCAAGAGGAACTTAAACTTTTCCTGTATCAATGCCAACGCACAGGGCTTGATGCACTTTCAAGGCAGATTTATTGTATTCACCGCTGGAGTAAAGGCGGTAAAAGAATGACCATCCAAACATCTATTGATGGATTCCGTGTAATAGCGGAAAGGTCAGGAACTTATGGTGGACAATCCGAGCCATTATTTACTTATGAAAATGGGGTATTGATTTCGTGTAAGATTTCAGTATTTAGATTTCACAATGACATCCGCTTTGAGGCATCAGTTGGAGTTGCTTATTTAGCAGAGTATTGCCAATTTGATAAGGATGGCAAACCTATGGGCTTATGGGCAAAACCGCATATTATGTTGGGTAAGGTTGCAGAGGCATTAGCTTTGAGAAAAGCATACCCACAGGATTTGTCAGGAATATATACTAGCGAGGAAATGCAACAAGCCGATGAATCAGCCTATTTAAAGGCACATCTTACTGAATTGGATGTGGAGTTATCCGTTGAACTATGCGTGTCAAAAACGGAACTTAAAACGCTATATTCATACAATATGAATTTAGTAGATAATAGCCCTGAATTAAAAGAAATATTTAAAACCAAACAATCAACTTTATGATAGACAGTAAACTTGAAAAATTAAGGGATAATGTTGCTTACTATGAGTGGAAGTTTGAATCCTGTCATAGATTTTGGAAAAATGAGTATTTAACCGAAATTAGAAAAGCAAAAGCCAAACTAAAGGAATACAAAGCCAAACATTACTCTGAAACCCCATTATTAACCCAGCCAAAACCATTTATGCGAATGAGTGATTTTAGCGAAACATTTGAAGAATATCAATTTTAAACAATAAAACAAAAACAATGATTGTACTTAACATCAAAAAAGAAGACATCAAATTTACCCAGCACAAAAACGGAAATTCTTACGCTACTATTGTAGTAGAGAAACGCAAAGAGTTAGATAAGTTTGAAAATACTCACACAGTTTATAACGGACAAACCGCAACTGAAAGGGCAGAGAAAGCTAAAAAGGAATATTGCGGAAATGGTAAGGAGTATGTATGGACAGGGAAAAAAGAGTTTGCCCAAAACCAACAAGAATTAGAAGATGCCGAAGACCTTCCTTTTTAATTATAACAAAACATTAACAAATGAGTCAAAACAAACAAATCGCAGACTACCTTAATAAAGGTAAAAAGCTAACGCCAATTGATGCCTTAACTAAATTCGGATGCTTTAGATTAGCAGCACGAATAGCTGATTTAAGGAACGAAGGAATGAATATTGTAACTAAAACAATCAAGCTGGAGAATAAGAAGCAGATTGCACAATATTCGGTTAAATAGCTTATCTTTGTAAAAGGATGTCGTATATCCTATCAAGAACTTATTGCCCTTGCGATGAACTACCAATACGACTGGTAGGGATTCAATGGGGCTTTTTTATTTTATGAAGTACTTTTTACACGATTCAAATGCGTTTGAAGATGAAAAGGTTGCTATGCTATATATGGAATATGGCTACGAAGGATTAGGTTTATTTTATACAATCCTTGAAAAATTATCAAAACAAGAGAAACCAATTAAAACTAGCGTTCTTAAAATGCAATTAAAGGTTGGTAAAAAGTTGGATAAATGCTGGAACTTTATGGAAAGTATTGATATTATTTCATCAAACAATGGTGAAACTTTCAACAAACAATTACTAAATTATAGTGAAAAGTACAAGATAAAAAAAGAAAAAAACTTAAAACGAATTTCACAATGGCGTATAAATCAAGATGTTACGGAAAATGTAACGCATTACCAAAGTGTTCGTAACGCTGATAAAGAAAAGAAAAGTAAAGTAAATATAAGTAAAGTAAATATACTAGATAGTGCGTTTGATGAATGGTGGAATATTTATGATAAAAAAGTTAGTAAAGAAAAAGCTATTAGTAAATGGAATATTTTGACAAGTGATGAAAAGCAATTAGCTTTAAAAATAGTACAAGAGTATGTTAACTCAACCCCTGATAAAACATTCCGTAAAGACCCAACCACATATTTAAACAATAAATCTTTTAACGATGAAATCATTATCCGAAATGCTACCACAAGTCATAAACCCAATGTCAGTGAGCGTAACTTCACACAACTTGCCAGTCTTAAATACATTGAACCAAAGTGAGATTAAAATTTATGATGCTTTACAAACAATGCACATATCAAAATGTTCCAGCATTGAAGTAGCTGAACACCTAAAAACTTGTATTCAGTTAAGCGGTGCAGTTCCACCCACAAGCCCTGAATTTCAGTTCCTAGTTGACTTTGTATTAAAGAACTATGGAATATTTAAATTAAAGGAATTGGGTGCAGCATTTGAACTTTATGTTTTAGGTCGTTTAGATGTAGATAGGAACTATGGTTCATTTAGTCCTAAATTCTTTGGCGATGTAATGGCTGAATACAAAAAGATAGCAGTACAGGTAAGGCAAAAGATTGAACCAAAGATTGAGCCAACTGCACATAACTACATAGATGAGGAACAAGCCATCAAAGATGAAAAGGAATGGTGGGATAAATCAACTAGAAAAGACTTTAGATTTATTAATCACCAAGTATTTGATTATATGTGGAAGCGTAAAATGATTAAAATATCAAAAGAGCAAGGAGATGATATAAAGGCAAAAGTTAGATTATTCTTTTTGGCACAGGCGAAAAAAGCAAATGATATGTTGATTAACGATGAAACAATGACCCAACAATGTAAAAAATATTCTATAATGATGCACTTTAATAATCAATTATAAATAATAAACCGATGAAAGCAAAATTTAAACTAACCTGTGATGCAGGTATTTATGAAGCAGATACCTTTTGGGGTATTGTGATTGAAGTATTAAAACATAGATTTTGGCATTTAAGAACACACAAAAAATGGATGGACTAAAAACAAATAATATGAAAGAACTATTAAAACTAACAATTGAGTTTACAAGGATATTTATTGGATTTATCCTAGCAATTACCATATTGGTAACATTTGACTTTTACTATGAACTAAAACGACTTTATGAAGGGACACGAAAACGCTTTTCCAGTGAGAATGATATATCTAGACAACAAACAAGAAACAATATTTAAATCAGTATCCTACGCTCATAGAGTAACAGGAGTAAATGAATACCAAATCAAACAATCTTTAAACCCTGTAAACAAGAAACGATTTACCTACCAAGACCGAATAGTTGTTTTTCGTACTATAAAACCCTAATTTTGCATTATGGCTTTACAATCAATACCAAGATTAACCGCAAAGGCTCAACAAATATTTAACCGATACATTAGGACTAGAGACAGTCAAGATGGATATTTTACCTGTATTAGTTGCGGTCAAGTAAAGGATTTTGAATATATGGATGCTGGACACTACGTTCCTGTTAAGGGTAGTTCAGCCCTTCGGTTTGATGAATACAACGTAAACGGAGAATGTAAATCTTGCAACGGATTTGACCAATTTCACCTGATAGGGTATAGAAGAAACCTAATTGATAAGATAGGCGAAAGAATGGTATTACACCTAGAAAGCCAACACAGGCTCATAAAGAAATGGTCAAGGACTGAATTAAACGAATTAATTGAAAAATATAAGTAATGGCGAAACTAAACGCAGCTGGAAAGGTAAACTTTGGCACAAGAAAAAAAGGTAAGTACAAAAAAAGTAACGGACCAAAAGATAAACCGACAAAACTATATAACCGACAAGGATAATGAAAGATACATTTTGTAAAAGAGAATATAAGTGTAAATGTGGAATAACCACCGATTATGTATGGGAATCACAATTGCCAAAACACGAAGTAAAATGTGTCCAATGTGCGAAGTTGTTAGGATTTAAAGACCTAAATAAAAAAGAAGTGCCACAAACTGCATCTATAAGAACACCAACAAAAAACCGATAATGTTAATCAACGAAATCAAACCAAACCCAAACAATCCAAGAATCATAAAGGATATTAAGTTTAAACAACTTGTTAAGTCAATTCAAGATTTCCCCCAAATGCTTGAACTACGACCAATTGTCATTGATGAAAATAATATGGTATTAGGTGGTAATATGAGATTAAAGGCTTGTATTGAAGCTGGGCTTACGGATGTTCCTGTAATACACGCTAACAATTTAAGCGAACCACAAAAGAAAGAATTTATCGTCAAAGACAATGTTGGCTATGGAGAATGGGAATGGGAATCTTTGGCAAACGAATGGAACATTGAAGACCTTGATAATTGGGGTCTAGACATACCAGCATTTGCTAACAATGACATAGAACAACCAAAGGACAATGCCAAAGGTGGCACGACTTGTCCTAATTGTGGTGTAACTTTGTAATTCAGTGATAATACAACGATAATGCCGAATCCCGAAAACTTAAAACCATTCCCAAAGGGAGTATCAGGAAACCCAGCAGGGAAACCTAAAGGTGTTGAACATAGCAAAACAAGACTATTGCGTTTACTACAACTCGTTACCAAAGTGCGTAACCCTGTTACAGGCGAAGATGAAGAATTTACAATAGCGGAGCAATTAGATATGAAGATAATTGCAAAGGCAATGAAATCCGATTTAAGGGCTTATCAGGAGATACTTGACCGATTAGAAGGTAGAGCAAAACAAACAACCGACATAAACGCAAACATTCAAGGTAGCGTTCAAATAGTAATACAAGAAGATGAGCGATGCAAACCAATTGAAGATTAATGCAACACCAGTATTCTTTGCCAACAAAAGAGCATACGAAGGCAGCTATCCTGTCATTTGTAATGAAGGTGGCACAAGGAGTTCAAAGTCTTATTCCATTGTTCAGTTACTGATTGAAATAGCCTACAACAATCCAAAAACAAGGATTTCAATTGTATCGCATTCCCTTCCACATATCAAGCGAGGAGTTTATAGGGATTTTAAAAGTATAATGGAGAATTGGGGTTTATGGCAAGACAATGACTTTAGCTTTTCCGATTTTATATACACTTACCCAAATGGGTCTTACATTGAACTGTTCGGATTAGAAGATGAAAGCAAGGCAAGAGGACCAGCAAGGGATGTGCTATTTATTAACGAAGCCAACTTAATAAAAAGAACTTTATACGACCAATTACTAATGCGAACCACAGGCAAGGTTTTTCTTGATTGGAATCCTGCTGACTTTGTTAATTGGGTTTATGAAATAGCCGACAATCCTGAAAACAAACGTATTCATTCTACCTACCTAAATAACATCCCAAACCTTTCAGAATCACAAATAAAAAATATTGAGCAATATCAAAACCTACCCGATGATTTTATGTGGAAGGTTTACGGATTAGGGCAACGAGGTGCAGCAAAAGAATTAATCTACACCCAATGGAAACTATACGACACCGCACCCGAAGGAGATGTATTTTATGGGCTTGACTTTGGGTATGTCCACCCAGCTGCACTCATAAAGGTTACACATCACGAAGGAGAAAACTACTTTGAGGAAATCATTTATCAAAGTGGACTAACACTATCCGACCTTACAAGATTGATAAAAGAGAAAGTACCTGAACGAGCAACAATCTACGCAGATGCAGCCGAACCAAAATCAATAGAGGAACTTTATAGACAAGGATTTAATATTAAACCTGCTCAAAAGGATGTATGGGCTGGAATAGTTAAAATGAAATCTTATCCAATAAACATTCAGTATCATAGCCAAAATCTACGCAGAGAGTTTATGTCCTACAAATGGAAAAAGGATAAAAACGATAATGTAATTGAAGAGCC